AAGATGGCCCGTTCTATCGAGCCGTCAGCCGAAGCCTGGGCGATGACTGCAGGGGCCGTGACGTGTCTCGTCACGTCCTCCTGTCTGATGGAGCCGAAGGTATTGTTACGCTGGGCGAAGTCCAGGGCCTCGATAGCCGGGCGAGTGGCAGGATTCCTCAGAAGTTTTTGCGATGCCACCCATTCGCCCGCGTGCACGATGCCCACCGGCTGGTTTTCTGGTCCATTGGGCGTGAATCCACCCTTGCTGTAGCCCTGTGCGTTGCTCAGGTTCTGCTGTTGCTTGATGACCGCTACCTGCATCATGCCAGCGGCTACAGCCAGCGACGCCGCGATAGGCGCCAGCACATGGCCGACAACAGGTATTGCTGCAGCGGACGAGTAGGCATTGATGGCAGCCGTTGCCGTTTGTGCGACAGCCGACAGCACTTGCTGGGCGAACTGGCGTTTTTGCGATTCAGCTTTGATTTGTGCCTGTTCCCGATTCTTCTTTTTCTCCAGCTCTTTAATCTTGTAGGCGTTGCCCTCAGCCATTGAGATCTCACGGTCGTAGCGCTGCTCCAGCTTCGCCAGTTTTATTTGTTCCTCCATCTCCCACATTTGCCCGAGAGAGTCATACAGCGAGCTCACGGAGGAGAAGACATGGTCGAGTGCCATGTCGAATTTTGCCAGGTCATCATCCGACATCAAATCCTTGAATGGCGATTTGATGATGCCTTTAATCCTGTCTTCCATGGATTGGCTTGACGGTTTTTCCTCCGGCTCAAAAACTTCTTTATGAAGTTTGGCGAGCGCCCTCTGGTAGGCTTCCTCCACTTTCAGCTTCTCCTCCGCTGTCATGGCGAAGCCATTCAGTTCCCGCTGGTATGCCTCATCGATGAGCGCTTTGGTCTGCTCATAGTACTGCTGTTTCTTCTCCTTGTCCGACACCGCGTAGTTTTGCCAGACTTCTCTCAGTTTCTGCTGGTGTTCTTTCGTTTTGCGCTCATACTCCTGTTGACGTTTGGTTTGGTCGGCCACCAGTTTATCCTGATAGGATGCAGAAGCCTTGAGGTAATTATTCCATGCTTTCTCATCAACTTTCGGTTTGAGCGAGTAGAATGTTTCTTGCAGCTTGTGGAGGTCTTCGCCGGCCATCCCGTCGGTAGAGACATCCACAGCGATGACAAGTTTCTTGTCGTCGGCTGCAAGGACATCTTCAGCGCCCTCGAGGGACTTGCTGATGTAATCCTTAAGTTCCTTCTCGCTTAACACCGTCCCATCGGGCAGGATGGGGGTGACAAGAATCTCATGGACGTTACCCGAAGCGTCCTTGATGCCATATTGCGAGGAGTACACCGTTGCGGTGCCCTCCCCTGGCTGTGTCGGGTTGCCCGACCATCCAGCCTTTGTCAGCTCATGAGCGTCGATGACAGGACGATTCAGCAGATCCACGTTACCCTTGAACGACGACTGCATTTGTTCGGCGGCCTTTCGCCGAGCATCCTCCCATTCCGTGATTGCCTTTTCGGCCTGGTTCTTATAGATGTCTCTCACGTTCTTGAGGTGTCGCATTTCCGTCGCCTCGATCTGTTTATTGTAGGCCTCTGTTGTCAGCAGCTTGTCAATGTACATCTGTTGAGTGATGGCTTTGTCCTCCTCATAGGCCTTATTTTCCTCCTCGATGGAAAACCTGTTTTTCTCCTCGATCTGTTTGCGTTGCACCTCGGCCAGTTGAGCCTCGATCACGATGCGCTCATTTTTCGTTATGTCCGAGTGGAGCAGTTGTCTTTGGTAGAACTGCTCCTCGATCTCCAGCATCCTTTTCGTGTACTCCTCATAATTCTTGACACCCTTGGCGTAGGCGATACGGTTCAAGGCTTCCTCATATTCTCGCCATTCCTTTTCAGCCTTGAACTTGTCCTCATGTTTCTTTTTGTTCTTATCGTCCTTCGTCGGCGTATATGGACTATTCGGCGCAGCGGGCTCGGGTTTACCCGAGCCACCACCGCCGCCACGGTATGCGAGTTCCTCGCGATATTCTTTAATCAGCGACTTGGCCTTGTCCACAGTCACATATTGGCTTTGGATGTTGCCAGAGCCTTCGACGAGCACCACCTCATATCCAGGCTCGTTTTTTTCAACGATTCTTTCGAGGCGTTTGATGGTGCCCTCGATGTATTCGTTAGTGAACTGCTTATACGGAGTGATGCCTTTCTCCATCGCGTCTAGCGTTTTTTGCCCTTTGTCGTATTCGCCCTGATGGCGATACATGTTATTCACAATACCCGTTGGGCCTTTATATTGCACGGTATTCTCCTTACCCCATCGCCAAGACGAATACCAGGGCATATTTTTAGACGCTTTTTCTATGACATTGAGTGCAGACCGAGGAATATCTTTTCCTGATGCCATCGCTGTTGCCACTTGCTGCACCACCTCTGCTGCTTGTGCGGTACCCACGCCATATTTCTCTAATGACTGCTGAAGTTTTTGCAGGTCGTCTGCAGTCTGTTGGGTGTACTTATCCTCTAGGGCTTGCCTTGCGTTAGCGATGCCCCGTTCCTTCGCCGACCGTCTGATAGCTTCTGTCAGCCGGTCGTAGGCATCGGTGAGGTTAATGATCTCCCCCTTTTCATCAATCATTCCAGACAGGTATTTCCCATACTGGTCGATGATGGCTTTCTTTGCCGACTTGTAATCATCGCTTCCCTTCTCCGCTCCTTTGAGTTTCCCGAAAAGGAGGTCAAGTTCGCGCTGCTCCTTGACATATTCCTGGCTGGCACCATTAGCTGCTGAGATCTGCTCCTTGACAGACTTGGTAAAGGCGTCGGTTTGGGTGGCGGCTTTATAGATCGCCACGCCGAGAGCGGTCACAGCAGCGAGCACAAGTCCCCATGGATTCACCTTCATGGTGCTGTTCAACAGCTTTTGTGCGGCCTCAGCCCTGGTGATGTTGCCTGTAAGTTTATTATATGCGACAGAGCACATTAGGACAGTTGCTTTTGCGATTGCCTGAGCTTTTTCCACGATGATTAGCCAGGTGTAGTGAAGTCTGAGGGCGACATTTGATGCATTCACGGCGACCGTATAAGCCGCGATGGATGCAGCCAGCGTCACGATGGCACCTTTATATTTGGCTATGAAGTCAACGACGATTGACATGCCTCTCATCATCGCCGATGTGCTGCTGATGAAGTAGCGCATCACCGGCATGAGTTTTTCACCGAGGGCGGCAGCCATCTCTGTGAATCCCTTGCGTGCCTTATCCAGCTGTGCCTGCACCGTGTTGTTCTGCACCTCATATTCCTTCGTCACCGAAGTTGCTTCGGCGAAGGCTTTAGCCGCTTCGCCCTGTTCCCATTTCACTTTTTCCAGATTGCCAGCTAGGGCCGAGATCACCTGAGCAGCCCTCGCTCCGTTCTCTCCCATGTCCTTGAACACAGGGGCAAGCACATCGATATTGCCCAGTTCATGCAGCCTCTCGATCAGCATCAGCAGGCCTTCATTTGTTGAGCGTTTCAGCGTCTCCTTGAATTTTTCCGCATTGATGCCAGTAGCTTTGATGACCTTATCCTGCTGCTTGAACATGTCCATAATGAGTTTGGAGACGGCGGTCGCCGACATCTCCACTGCTTGTCCCTGGGAGTCCAGCACTGCCGCCAGTCCCATGATTTCTGGGATGGTCATTTTCGCCTGAGCACCCACACCCGCCATTCGCTGTGCGAATTGTGCGAGGTAGGGAGCCGATGCCGTGCAGTTTTGGGAGAGCTCATTGATTACTGAGCCGACGGAGAGCAGCGATTGTTCGACGCCCAGTCTCTGCTTGTCGCCGAAGATGTCTGTCAGTTTAGACAGGGTGAGGGTTGCGCCCTCGCCCAGGTCATCGAGAGCGACATTGATTTGGTTCGCCGCTTTGACGAATCCCAGCACATCCTGTTGAGAGGACAGGCCAAGACGGCCAGCCTCTTGAGCCAGTTTATTCAAGTCCTCGCGGGATGTGCGGGTATCGATCTGCTTAAACGCCTCATTTAGCTGTTCCACTTCGGCGGCGGTCATTCCCGTGAACTTACGTACTGATGCCATTTCGGCATCAAGGTCCGCATAGACCTGCACTGCAGCTTTTCCCGCCATGACGAGTCCAGTCACGGCAGCGGCGGCGCCAGCGATGGTCATTTGCCAGTCATTGAGGATTCTGTTAAACTTCGACCATCGACCCTCACCGATTTTCAGTTCAGCGTTGACTTTATCCAGCTCAGCCTTCACCAGCTTGATGCGACGAGTCTGCGTGTTCCATGCAGCCGAGCCCCGCTCGATCTTCTGCAGATCCTTCTCCATCTGCTTAAGCGTCTGCCGAAGTTCCTTAGGAGACGCCTTATCCAGCCTACGTAGAGTCATCTCCACGTTGGCTGTTTGTGACTGGATGTTTCGGATTTCCTTTTCTGTTGATTTGAGCTCACGAGTCAGCTTCTTTGCCAGCTTATCGTTGCCTTCCTTATAGGCACGAGCGATGGCGTCTCGAAAGTCGTCCGCTCTTTGTTTCAGTTTCTCAAGTTCCGGACCAGCGTTCCCGTTCACTTCAATCTGTGCTACCGCTCTTGTTGTATAATCACTCATATCTTAGTCAAATTAATATTGACAAAGATAATTGACATCGTCGTGACCATAAAAGACAGGCACCGCTCTCGCGCTGCCTGCCTCGACCTCTAATAACATTAAGAAAAAATTATAGCTGATTTCCTATTGTGGACTGAATTTCTGCGCATCTTGTCAGCGTCTAGCGCGTCGCTGACGATGCCCAGGAACTCGCGCCCAAGCGAGTCCGCCATGAACTCTTTGAGATTCATGTATGAAGCGTAGAATTTTTTACTGAACCAGGGGCGTTTCTTACGCACCTTGTCACGGCCGATGTCGCCAGGATTGCCACGCGGCACTTCGCGTCCTGTGCCATAGTTCTGCCAGAGTCCATATTCCAGGAAGGACAGTCCCAGGCTGATGTTCACTATTCTTTCATCCTTATCGCATCTGATGCCGACAGTCGATTCCAGTAGGTGGCCGGTGTCGATCACACCGAGCAGCACAATCTGCTCCTGCCAGATTTTCACCATGGTATCATTGAAGGACGAGACATATTTATCTCGTTCCTTCAATGCGGATTGTTCTGTGTACTGTTGCGCCATCGCTGCAAAGGTATCAATATATTGATACCGATAAAAAGACAGGGCAAATTCCCAAGCAGGTACTAAGCGAGAAACAAAAATCGGATGCCCTTTTGGGCACCCGATTTTCGAGCTGCGAGATTTCGCTTACAGTTGGCTAAAGACAAAACCTGTCTCTTCATCGAAATAGTAGTCAAAGAACAGATCACGTGCAAAAGCGTCGAAATCGAAGTACGACCTCAAATGTTCCGGCATTTCATCCAGGTAGCCGAGCTCCCAGGCATAATGCTCAGCATATTCCTTCTTGCTGTCCCATCTACCGCAATAGCGATCCTTAAAGTTCTGAATCTCCCTACAGTCAGATCTACTGTGTCCGAAGCTCTCGAGATAAACACGAAACGCATCTTTCTCATCTTCGTCCATGTCAGCCATCGCTTGAATCAATTCGAACTTTGACTCATCCATACCGCACTCGCTATAAAGACAGCGAGGGAAACCAGAGTAATCCTGGAACATAAACTCCGGATCATTCTCATCCTTGTGCAAATACCTGCATGCATTATAGAACTCATCCAAACTATCGAACTTTGTCAAGTCCAGCCACATACCGAACAGCGAGCCACAATTATACTTGTGGTAAGTGCCAACATACAGCGCAGGATTGTCCGTGCCGAAATCATACTCATAATCACTGAGGTCAACGGCCTCTACTTCTTGAATTAAATCGATGGTGCTCATAATAAAATGAATTTAAATTAAACAAAGTAAATTTTACATTGCTAGAAAAGTTGGCGGGCATGAGCGCCCATCAGGCAAGGCTCACAGGGAAAATACTACCCTCAGGGCTGGAGATTTTCTCGCAGTGACTTGTCTCGGCCTTGCCGGGCAGCGACCCGCACTAACTTTGCGATGGAAAATGCACGGAGTTATTAAATTCATCATGAGCGCCATTCTGTCTTCCTTTTAGAAGTAGAGTGACCTCGCCATCATTATTGAGGTAGGCACGGCTATTCCTGCGGCCTGCACGATCTTCTCGCTGTGCATGCGGATGGACGGTGTTCCACCTCACGCTCCCGAGTCTTTGCGAGTGCGGTATGGATGAAGCTGCCATCGGCAGCACCATGCCTTGCCCACCATGCTTTTCCAGTCCCTGCCTGGGAATTTGCCCCGTTGCGTCAGGCGAAGGTAATTAGCGGAAACATGCGGAAAATTTCCCCTATTTGCTCGCCTCATTAATAAGGTGAGCAAATAGCCGGCAAATAAAAAATCCCTTTATTACAGCAAGTTATCGGCGAAGGTGACTTAATAAGCAAATAAACCATTTTCGTGACCTCACGGAAAAGCTACGCCAGGCTGTAGTAATTCTTTCCAAAGCTTGAAGAACTGGAGGAAATTCATTTCCTCCACATAGCTTGTAGTCTTACAAGCTAACCTTACATGCCGCTGCCTTGCCGATCGCCGGTAGGTCGCTGGCAAGGCAGCGGCCAAATTTTAAGCAGGTTCGATCCTGCTTAATCGATCGCTTTTCTACCATATAAGAAAAAATCGGGTCTCCCTGGAGCCCGATTTTCCGTGTGGCCGGATGTTACCGACTGCATAGTGTTGCCGCCTGCCAGCTTGCCGGCAGGCGGCGCGATTTTTTTAGTCTGGCTCCTCCCAGTCTGGGCAGGTAGCATTACGGTCTGTTTCCTCATCCGTTCGTCGGCATCCCCAGTGTTGCCAGCCGTAACTCTGCAGATGTTTGCAGTAGTAGCATGTTTCGGGTGTTCTCGCTTTCATAATCGTTTCGTTTTTGAGTGGCGGCAGATGGCTAGATCTACCGCCACGAGTTATTTACTATAATTGCAGGGTGTTAATTTCCACACCTTCAAAATCATCTTCAGTCAGCACTATATCGCTATTCCAGTACTGGCCTCTCACCTGGCGCTCGGCCTCGTTCGCGCATGAGGCTTCCACCTCGACCACACGTGTTAATGTCTCTTTGATTTCCACTTTAAACTTTTTCATTGTCTTGTTGGTGTTGTGGTTGGTTCCGCTGGGGAGGGCTTTCGCCCTCCCTGCGTGACCATCCGTGTTAAACTTTATACTCTATAAACTCGCTTATCTCCTTTGCGATACGCTCCAGCTCTTCGGGGCTGTCATCGTCATGAATTGACCACAATTCGCACTGGGACTTTTCCTCATACGTCCACATCTCTGGTCTGTCACAGATGGCTACACGCTTGCCAGCCCTAACGAGGCGGGGCAAATAGCTATCTAGGGCGTGATGGGGAAAACCTGCCATATCTCTCATTTCATCATCGACGGGCACCCCGCTGCGGCGTGTAAGGGTGATGCCCAGCACATCGGCGGCGGTGCGTGCGTCCTCGCTATATGCCTCGTAAAAATCGCCCACACGGAAAAGCAGCAATGAATCGGGGTGCTTTTCCTTCATGCCCTTATAGGCTTCTGCCAGTGTGCACGTGGGCTCCTTTACGGTGATATGTACGTACACTGTCCACCATGCGTGAAGCTTGCGGCTGCCCTCGTATCGAGTGTCACAGTCCAGGCAAATGCAGTGGCATTTCTCGACCTTACCATTAAACACGGCATCCTGCGCTTTGCGGATGCGGGTAATTAGCTTCTTTACCTCGGTATTCATATCTTCTTAGTATTGCGGTGGGCGGGGCTATCCTCGCCCACCATGTTAAACATGTTATTACTTGCTCTCCTTTTTAGTGGAACGGCGGCGGCTCTTTTTGGCGGGCTGTGCCTCCTCGGGGGCGGGAGTGCTCTCCGTTGCCGTGGGCACCGGTGCGCTCTCGCCCTGCTCGGCTTCGGCTGCCGGCTTGGCGGCCTTAATGGCCGTCATCAGCTTGTTATAGACTCCCTTCGGGATGGTGAAAGAGCCCTCGAGGCGCTTACGGAGGATGAAGGCGAAACGGAGCGCCTTCAGCGGCTCATAGAAGTAAAATTCATTCTTCACTGTAGCCTCGCCGTTAACCGTGTTGGCTACCTTCTTGCCGTCGCGCGTGGCGTACACATGCCACATCTGAGCGCCCGTGTTCTTGCTTACATACTCGCTTGCGAAAATCAAATTTGCCATAATCGTAAAATTTTAAGATGAATATATATTGATTAGAAACTATCCACATACAGGTACACATTGCAGTAGCTCACCTGCAGCCCATCGGCTGCGGCTTGTTCCTGAGCCAGCTCGGCGGCGTCGGCCTCGCTGTGTGCATCCACCTCGAAGGTGTGTGACTCATTGTCGAAGTCCACGACCTCGACCATGTAATTATTATATCGATTGGATGAGCGGTATCCTTTTCTATTTCCATTCTGTGCAGCAGATTGGATGTGGCTGTTAAGAACTGATATGTTAAAAGAAGCTGTCATAATTTTAAAATTTTAGATGTTAATAATCATATCGCTTGTTGTCGCGTATATCCTTTTCGGATGCTACATAAGCGAGGACTGTTAGAGATACGACTGTCAAGGCTCGACCGAAAAATTTTCACCGAAGGGCACTAATTTTCGCCCGTGAAAATTCGTGAAAAATTTTCGAGTCGACGGAGCCAGGCCTTGCAGTATCTCGATGTCCGCTAGCTTTGCATCAGAAAGGATAGCGACGACTGCGATATGATCATCTAAAATAATTATGGCGGCTTCCCATGTCAGTTCAAGCCGCACCTGCAGCGCAGAATGGAGAGACAAGTAGCGAGGGGTGCCAGCAATGCACCCCCGTACCGAAAATGTTCCCGAAAACCGTTTCGGGAACACCTTACATGTTAACCTAACATGTTATCTGATGAAAGAAAGTTATCACGAATGATAATTTTATCGTGAGAGAGCGAAGGGGTGGGCAGGGCCCAGCGATCCACCTGAACAGGCTGTGCGCAAGCATTCACGGCACCGCCGCTGTGGTTGCGGCGAAGCGACACCACAGCGGCCCTGGTGCCACCGTGCAGCGCAAGATAGTCCTGTCGTAGCAGTGTGCCGTGGCGAGTAGGGAGGTCTCGGGCGAGCCTAGCGAGCGGCTCTGGGCTTAGCCGAAGCGGTGGGTCGGGGCCCCGCAAGCGAGTCAAGTCGAGAGCCATCCCGGGCCCCGACCGTTAAGCTCGCCAGTCCAGGCACTCTACGCAGGCAGGTCATATTGCAGCGTTGCATGGAGTGAATGAATTGCGTAAGCGGACATGCGCAGCCATTCAGGAGTTCCTATAACGATTACCCATTGCCCTGCCCATCCCGAAGTGAAAAGCGGGCTACTCTCCCGAGCCGCCCGCCTCTGTTTAAAACCATTTTAAAAACACATTGGAAAAGTACAAATACAAATACAACGTTTTGCCGAATTCACCCGATACCAGTGAGTGATATGGTAGATATCGTTGTCGACTGAGGAAATTTCTCGCAGCCGATGTAAAGTGTGTCGAAGGCGTCTGTGCCATCCGTGCGATGCTCCAGCAGATTTTCCTCATTCTCCGCGAGTTTCTCGCCCGACTTGTTTTTGCGGAAGCCATTTCGGCCACGTTCCACGCCAGCCGATTGGATGGCGAGGATTAGGTCATCATTGTTTTGTCGGTTGAACAGCGGCATGAGCCGTTGTTTACCGGCAAAGCCATTGTTTATGAGCAGGTATTTCTCATCGTGTCGCATCGGTTGTCCGATGTACACGTCCACCACCTCCCATCCGTTGCGGTTAAACTCGTTGACCACATTCCAGTGGAAATCCTGCTCATTGACCGCAAAGTTATTGCCGAGGGCTGTAGCATCATAGTAGAATATCACTGTTTTTTTACGATGATATGTGTAGTAGGCGCAGAACTCCTGCACCAGTGCAGGAATTTTGCGCTCATACTTCACATAGAAAGATTTCAGGACCAGCAGCTGGTCTCTCCGCGGCTGTCCTGCCACGATCCAGTTGATATTCGCATTATAGTCCATGCCAATACAAATCGGGCTGTCCGGGTCCAGATCACGGTCAGCCCTGCAATCGAGTGCATATGCGTCATAATGCCATCCCAGCGAGTCGAGGTATTCAAAGTCAGACGCATTATACTTGTGCCTTTCCCTCATTGAATTGTAGAAGCCATCCTTCGCAATTCCGATGCGCTGGCAGAGGATGGACGTCTGGAACGTCAGCGGCGTCAAGTCACGTTTCATCTGTTTGATGTAATTCTCTCCGATAAGTTGGAGGTTTTCAATCGAGGAGTATTCCCGATAGAACACCGCCACGGAGCGCAACCTATTCAGGTTGCGGTCCAGATTGCGGAGATAATTTTGAAGGTAGCCAGGCACGGGTTTACCCGCTACCTTGAGTGACTTGACATGTTCTTTGGTGCTCCAAATCTTAAAGATGAGCCCTTTAATCGCCTCGATCACCTCATTATCCATTTTCTCCCGATAATGCAGGAACCAGGATCCTTTCTGGGTCTGCGGCATATCCGAGAGAATCATCATGCTGTGATTAAACGAGTGCTTACCGAAGTGCGTTTTGATGCCGCCATTGGCTGGAAGCACCTCATCTTTCAGTTTGGCATAGTCGATGAACTTAGCTTCATCGACCAGCACCCACGACAGGGTGAGCGAGTTGGCTGCGCCAGGGCGATCCTGGGACAGCATAATTGCCACGCTGCCGTTATAGAAGCTGATGACGTGTTCGAAGTGCTGCGGTTTGATGATGGGTTCCGCGAAGGACTTCGGCGGCTTCCTTCCGACGACATAATGAATGCCTTCGATGTAGCCCCATCTTCTCCATGCTGCCAGCAGTCCAGGAATCGTGTTCGTCAGACCGTGACGAAACGTAGGCACCACGATGCCCCCAGTGCTGCCCGGCATGCGCTGCATGTTGCGCAGCATGAAGGGGGCCGCGATACTATCCGTCTTACCTGTTCGTCGCCCAGCGACGATGACGGTAGTATTCGCCCCGATCAGTTGCGTCAGGCGCTGCGGGTTATTAAAGTAGATGGGGTTGGACTGAATCATTTCCGAACAGCGTGTTTTCTTCCAGGTCAGCTTCCTCAAACTCGACATCCTCGATGTCGAGTGTCTCTTGGCGGTATTTCGCTATCAGCGACTTCACCACCTCATCGAGGTTCTCGATGGGCTTGATGCCGAGCACTGTCGGGTCAGACGTTGCGGTGAACGGCTGCACCACGATATCCTCATAGGGGATGACCTGCTCATCTTCCAGGTCAACGCGGTTAAACTTCGCATAGGATGCCGCAGCCCTTTCCATTGTTTTCGTGTCGTGACGTCGCTTCGCCTGTTCGTATGTCTCGAGCAGCATCTGGTTAGCCTTCCATCGATGCCATTCACGGCTTGAGCTTTGCAGAGCGGGCAGTAGCTGCTTGATGATAGCGAGGTCGGCATAGACGGCCCTTTCCGACATGCCGTGTCGTGCTACCATCGTATCGACGAAAGCCCGGTCGGGCTTGTCGGGATTGGCGAGCGTCCACTGGTATTCGTCACGGATACGCATGAGCGCACTGACCGTTTTGCTATCATACCGCTGTTCGAGGTCGGACTGCGGAGTGAACAGGTCAGTGCGGGCAACATCTATGATCTTGGGCGGTGGCATTACTCATCATCCTCCATCTCTATGAGGGCGAGTCTCGCATTTTCCAATGCGAGAGGCGAGCCCACCTGCGCCAGTTGGATCTCCTGCTTGCGGAGTTCCACCTTGCGCGACACTTTCCCCTTCTGGTATGCGTTATGAGCAGGGCTGCCCACGATACCGATGTCTCGCCTCAATTCCTCAGGCGTAGTCCCGAGGATAAGTGCGATGTCCGTGATGGTGAGGTAGAGTCCAGCCATCACCTCAATTTGCTGCAATTCTTTGTCTGAATATTCCATACTGGAATAGGTTAGAGATTAGTGGTTAGTGGTTAGTGACATCTCCTATCCTCTGCCTATATAAATCATGTAGAGGGATTGAGTGGTTTTTGATGAGCGATTGCACCTGTGCGAATAGTGTGCGGAAAATTGCGAGGTCAGATGAGACGAAGGCGCATTCCTGGCGGTTGCCTCGAGTCAGGTTCTGGCTCGTGACGACCGCCGCGACTTCGCCCTTTTCTCCTTTTACGAGGAGCAGTTTGCTATGGTTATCTGCGAGGTAGGTCTTAGAGACCACCTGGCAGATAAACGGCCACAGCTTGATAGTTTTGTTTGTCGCCTTGTGGTCGAGGATAAGGTTATACTCGAGCACATTCTGTTGCTTCTGAATGAAGTACAGGCGGCGAACAAACTCCTCCGAGATAGAGAACGATGTTTGCCAGACGCGGGATGGGCCGAGTTGCTCGAGGATCCATTCCAGGACGTCTGCGACCTGCAGCTCGTTCGTGAGATACGCTTGCGTCTCTTTGTCATCGAGCGGCTGCAGGTAGTTCTCTATGTTTACTCCTCGTTTCACGAGTCGGATTAGTGATTAGAGATTAGGGATTAGAGATCACCCCGAGTTCAACGAGTTCGCTGGTGAGTTTCTCCGTAGGAGAGCTCACCTTAGCATAGGCAGCGGCGAGCTGTTCTCGCAGCTGTTCGTTGGGTTGGGCCCTGTATTTCTTTTTGTTGAAGTTGATGAACGCCAGTGCTCGACGGTTTTCCTGTCTGGAGTCAAGTTTTTCGATCACCTCAGCGGTTTTGATGTCGAAGCCATCGTAGGCTGCCCAGTTGTCCCGATACTTCTTGTCCAGTTCGAGCAGTTCTTTCAGGAACGGGTATTTATCACTGTCCTTGCAGACGAATCCCGGGCGGCCCTGCTGTATGAGTCGCAGCTGGGCATGGATGTCCCTCATGCGCTGCATGAGCGACTTATTCTCCACGTAGAGCGCCTGGATGTCCTCCGGGAGGGCATCATGGTCCTCTCGTTTGCCCTGCTTAAACTCGCAGGCAGGGTTCTCCTGCTTAGCGTCGAGCGCGCGTTTAGCAGCGATTCGCTGCACCTTTTCCTCCATCTCCACCACCTGCTCGTGCGTCACCTGCTGGAGCCGCCACTGTAGATATTTGTTCAGCTCATACTCCAGCTTGTCATGCAGTTTCGTCGGCTTATGCAGGATGTTGTTATAGAGCACCTGGTTATGGTTCAGCCTGAGCAGCAGCATCGCGCCAGCGGGGACATTCCGCTGGTCGCGTGGTGTATTCAGCCATTCCTGGATTTGTTTATTAATTTTCTGGTCCATGTGTTTAGTTCAGTTTATTGTTTACTCCCGTGAAGAACACCAGATTTTTGCCGAGCGGTTGCAGCAGGCGCTTCATGGATGCCAGCGTGCTTCCCGTGGTGACAAAATCGTCGTAGACGATGACGTTCGGCTCTTTGGGTAGCACATTCAGTTCGAAAACAGCGTTTACCCGATGTTTCGAGTGGCAGAGCGCCACATCCTCATAGAAGGGAATCTCAAGTATCTGTCCGATTCTCTCACTGATGAGCGAAGCGAAGTTTTTCACCTTGTGGCGCCGTTTCGGCGAGGTGCAGATGCACCAGTTGCCATCTTTCAGATGGTAGCCAAGCATCTCCTTAATGACGGGGCAGATGCTGTCGGCGAAGAAGGCGACCATATCAGGATCGCTCTTGATGTCGGTGAGCGTCCTTCCCATGATTGTCTTCTGCCAGATCGAGATGAAGATCAAGCTTGCTCTTCGAGTGACTCTCAGCTTATAGGAGAAATCGCAGCGAGCCTCCTGCGATTTGTCCCATGACTTGTGCTGTTGGGCCGCGAACAGGTCTTTGACCTGGGGCTTAGCGTCTTCATGTGTTTCTATCAAAAGCGAGGAGAGCTCTATGCTCTCCGGCACATCATTCAAGATGCCGTCCCATAGGCTCCCCATCGCATTTGACTGGCAGAATTACGGGTTCACGGGTTGGTTTGAGGGCGACACATCGCCATCCTCCGTTTCGAGCGTACCATTGAAGAAGGGCGCAGCGATCTCGTCCGTCACCTCGATGTTGATGGTCGTGGATGCCGGGTTCGTACCCTGTCCCTGGTCCTGGTTCACCGTGGTCTTCGTGCGCCACTTATTGTTGCCCAGCACGCGGAAGTTACCTTCCATGTCCTCGTAGACATAGACGTTATCGCTGTTGTTGAGGTAGCCAGCTGCAGCAGTAGCAGCAGCGTCGATGCCGTTGTGCACGAAGGTAGCCTTGTTGAGCTGTGTCTGGCTGGGCACCTCGCCCTGGGGCTCGCTGGTGACTGTAGACTTATCGATATTGATGTCGATGTACTGCCACTTAGCGTCAGCGGCCAGTGTGAAATCGCCCTCATAGGTGGCATCTGTCACGCGTCCGAAGTCGTCACGCGGCAGTGTGGGCCAACCTGTAATCAGATTCTTGTTGCAGTAGTAGACACGGCGACGGATGCCGGGGTACTGCGGCGTACCTTCGCACCAGTCGAGCGACTTCTGCAAGCTAGGACATTCTCTTGTTGCCATATTACTTTTTCGGTTTACGGGTTATTAATTTCATAAATCGTCTCGTGTGAAGGTCAATGAAGCGATGTCCGACACCTCTTCTTTCTCCTCGTTGACGGCGATTGCCTTGACCGTTGCACTGGCATTTTCGCCAATCACTGCTTGAGCATCGAGAGGCTTAGTGTAGGCTTTAGAATCATCGTTGGGATCACTCCCATCAGTCGTGTATTTGGTCGGCAAACCCTCCCTCTGGGTTATTGTGACTGTCTTTCCTCCGACGCCAGTGTCGATCAAACCAATATCAGGCGGCGTTGTTTTTTTGCCAGTAATGGCTGCCTGCGTACCGATCACCTTGAGGAATCGGAAGTCGAATGTGCGGAATCCCGCGCCGAAGAACATCTTCGCGTTCAGCGTGAGCGTGTCGGGCTGGAAGCGCAGGATCTCGCACTTCTCAGCGTCGCTCATGCCGTCGTAGCCATAGATGACATTCTTCTTCGGTGCAATCCACATCACGCCCGTACCGGCGAGGCCGTCGAGCGGTGCGAACGTCATGCGTCGGTTGCTGCCCTCGACGAAGTTCTGCTCATACTTCTCGTTGTAGGGCACAGCGGGATGTGTGAGCAGGTAGCCCTCGTTGTAGAGGTCGACGATGTGGGGGTCACAATACAGGAAGCGCTCCTGCTTGCGCAGACGCTGGTCAAGGCCAAACTCGATGGACTTGATGGTGTCCACCACGTTTTCCACCGTGATCTCACTGTCGAGAATCACCAGGTTCTTTTTCGCCACGCTCACCTTGCCGTCAGTGATGGCTTTACGGATCACCGTGAGGTGTCCGTTGAACAGGTCCATCGTGGTGTTGCCGTCGTCAACGCGCTTAGCGGTGGGGATGGCCAGTGCGAGTTCCTCGCCTGCCGACTCCATGATGCTACCGATGACGAGCTTGGCGATCTCGCTCTTCGACATGCCGTCACCCATCACTGCGGCATGTTCGCCCAGGATGGTCTGCACCTCGTCGTTAGGCACGAAATCGTGGATCATCGATCCAAAGAAGATCTCGAGCGTCTCGAACGTGATTTTAGTTGTTGCGTTGCCGCGTTTGTTGGCCACGTAGGGATAGAACTGGGCTTTACTCTCCGCGGTGCCGATATGCTGGTTCGTGCGGCATCCGGGCAGGCCCGTCATGTACTTGGTGGTGTCTTTAGCTGACAGCACGGGAACCTTCACGTAGACACGTTCCCATTTCTCTGCCGCTTTCTTGTACTCCTCAAAGCTAGGGGAGATTTCTACAGGAAGTTCGACTGGCATAATGCTTACTTGTTAAGTTGGTTCAACATTGCCTGGGCCTCGTTCACCTCGTCGCAGTAGTTCTGCAGTTGGGAGGGATTCTTCTTGCCCTGGCCTTGGTTAGTCACTTGCTGGGACACCGTGGCGGGCTTCTTAGCCAATGCCTCGAGCTCAGCGTTCTTTGCCTCAAGCTGTGCCTTGAGGTCGTCGATGGTGGCGGTGTGCTGAGTGATGGTGGCCTTGTCAGCCTCAGCCTGGTCAGTGAGGCACTTGAGGCGGTCATCGATATCCTTCAGCTGGTCACACGTCATTTCGACCTTGCCGCCCTCCTCGCACTCGAATGTTGCGAGTGCCAGCACGGCGGCGATGAAAGCAAAAGTCTTCTTCATTGCTGTTGCAGTGTTAGTGGTTTGTTTGTTCGATTCGTTGGGATAGACTTTGCGCAAGAATTCCTTGATTTGATGGAGCAGGGACTGCTTCCCATCGTCAACAGGCAGGTCAGGCATCGGTATGCCGTGAGCTGCCATGAAGTCCACGACTTCTTCCGTCACTTTCGGCTCCTCATCTTCCGGGTTATCGGTGATCTCGTCGACGAAGCCCCATGCCAGGGCATCTTCGGCGTTGAGCCAGCCACCGACCTTCATCAGCTCGAGCAGCTCTCCTCTGTCCTTCTTGCATCGTTTGGCGTAGCCTTCAGCGATGTTCAAGTCAATCTTATCTAAGTCTTTCTTTGCCTGTTCACATTCCTCGATGAGCTGCTGCAGCTGGTCGGCGTTGAGCAGATCCCATTTGAACACCATCTGGCTGCATTTGTGCACCAGGTACATGGCGTTCGTGTCGATGGTGATGCGTGCCGCGCCGAGCGAAGCGATGGTTGCGGCGCTGGCATTCATCCCGACGTAGTGCACATGGACATTGCCGTGCCGCTTAAACGCCGCCGAGATTGACAATGCTGAGGCGACCGAGCCGCCCAGCGAGTCAATCAGCACGTTCACCTGCTCATCTTTGAACTTGTTGAGCACATAGTCCACGTAGTCGGCGTCAAAGTTCCAATAGCCGACCGTGCCTTTGAGGTGTAGGTGGTATAATTTCTTAGCCATGATTGTCAGAATTAAAATGCTGACACAAAGATATTATCACGCGTGCGAGGTTCAAAAGACCCAAAAACCCTACAATGCCACGGGAATGAGGGCGATTTTCGCCGAGTGAGTGACCTTCACCGTCGCTACGGCAGGGTCGCCGCCCGGTGTCCCTGTCGATTGCGAGATCTCCACGACGGGGAACGGACGTTCCCTGGTGCCGATGAGCCACCAGTTCCCGTCGGCATCCTGCACAGCCCACGCGATGTCCTCATCCCTTGGCACCTCGTCCATTGTTTTGAATTCCAGTTCCGCCTTGCTCGTCAGTCCGTTGTTTTCTACGCTATTGAGTCCAGAAGCCGAAGCCGTGTCCTCCAGTTTCAGCTCATTTCCTATCGTGCCGAGTGCTACCGGCACGCCCGCGATATACTTCTCCAGCAGGTGGCTAGAGAGATTTGCCGCCTTGATCCATCGCACTGCGATGACGCCTGGCATTCTGTTACAATTGGAGTAGCTCATAATGGTTTGTTTCAGTTGTGTTTATTGTTACGGTTTGTTAGTTTTGCCCTTTGAAATCATGGTTAAAAGTCGTTAAATCTTACGTTTTTCCGACGGTTTTGCCTGCCTATACGCTTTTCGCTGTCTCATGAACATCTGCCTGAGCGCTTCCCAGGAGCGCGGGTCGTCCTCGATGCCGTTGCACTCCATCCAAGCATAGATCGAGTCTGTGATGGGCAGTGCGAGCTTCTCCACCTTGTAGAGGTCATGCCAGAGCTTGACTCGCAGTCGGACCATGATGACATGGATGAGGATCTTTTTCGCATTCTCATTCATGTAGCAGTAGGTAGGCAGCGGTTTGCTTTTCAGCGTCGGGATGACCACTGGCGTTTCCCCAGGCTTTTGCAGATCCGGGTGCTCAGGGTCGGGCTGTGGCTCCAGCCACATCTCAAACACGTCGATTTCCGCTCCCCCGCGCGGGAAGCAGATCTCTCCCTGGCTGTTGCCGTACTCATGCAGGCACCAGTCAGCGAGGTATTTCGGCAGTTTGAGATAGATATTCATTTGGCAAAGATACAAAAAACTAACCGAATATGTTAAGAAAACACCGATTTATTAACATGATAGGTTAATCGTGTTAACCGAAATGTCAAAAATGCACATGAATTACACGCGCGCACCCACGTTTATAGGTGGGAAAAAGTTGTACATTCGTACGGAAGGGGGTTCGATTTTGATTTAAAGTATTGTGCGATAGTGCATTAGTGCCCGTACAAATTCCGCACTTTTTAAGTACGCCGTACAAATGTACTGTACGTACAACAGCGCACTTTTTTAAACCTCAAATTTGTACGGTATTAACTTGCTGATTTTCGGCAAGTTTCTTGTAGTCCGTACGAATGTACTAGAAATTTCCTTTTTAAATAGCCCCTTAAAAAGAAAAAAATATATAAAATGGTAAATCGCCAACATTCAGCTACTTGCAGCAAACCGAGCGTCGTAAAGCGTGGAACATCCCCCGTTCCCCCTCCCTAATCGGCCGTTTTGGACGGCTGCACAGCTGTACTCTGCATGCAGAAAAAGAGGGGGGTTCGGGGGTTTGTGCTCAAAACTGAGGCAGCGATCGTCTCCCGACGACCGCTGCCCCGCGTTCTTAAAAATGTCCAAAAAATGTGTTACTTTTCCAGCATCATCACCTCGATGGCCCTTTGCAGGACGCGCAGCGCGTTAAAGTCGTCGAGGTCGATGTTTTGTGTGACGAACGGTTTGCTCTTGTCCGTTATCTCGATGACCGCTGCAGGAGGCAGCGCCGGGTTTGCGAGCGACGTCACTTTTGAGATCGAGACCGCCGCCAGTTCGTTCTCGAACTCCAGAGTAATATACTTCATTCCATCGGTTATCATTTCGCTCATGCCTGCACACCTCCTTTCCTGTGGATATCGATGGCTGAGAGGGCGGCGAAGTGCGAGATCCAGGCGACTATTGCAATAACTGCAACAGTCGAGTGTTGTTCGCTGATGAGCCAGCCCATGAGGGCGAGCAGCGCGACGGCGGCGAGCCACGAGTTGACCTTGAGTGATGATAGAAACGCCAGCAGCACCTTGACCGCTGCTGTGGTCATCGCCATGAGAGGCGAGCTAGTCTTTAATGAAATCGATTCCATACTATGATGAGTTAACCAGGGGTGAAATACAAAAACGGCCACCCGTTCCGCTGGTTAACTCATCATAGTTGTCGCCGGAGCGCCAAGATGAACGGAAGGATGGCCTTTATTCGGTCAATATGTGCAGGGCAATAAAAAATCGCCCGGGGCATCGAGCGAATCCGACGCTCACGGCATGGACTGACCATGATGAGTTAACCACTGCAAAGATAGCAATAATCTTTGAAGTGGCAAAGGAAAAGGCGAGAAATTTGCCGAATTTTCGCCGATTATTTACGTTTGATGACCATGCCGGTCACGCAATAGCCGCCATCAATCTTCTCGATGCGCAGATTGATGATCCCGTTGCCACCCATCTCTTTCGCCTTGTCTGTGGCGAAGGCGAGTGCGGATTGCGGGTTTGCGTGGCGATATTTGCCATCCACCACGGCGTATTCATCGCCGTAGATCTCATTGTTGCCGACTTTCTTTTTGACTACCTGGTACTGGCCCGAGGTTTCCTCTGCATAGAGGGATCCGATGGGCTGGTAGTCGAAGCTCACCGAATTAGACTCCGTGAGGAACATGCCGGGGAACATCGAGTAATCGATGAATCCCGCGTTTTGTTGGAACTTGATTGGAGTGACGCAGCTGCTCATCATCAGGGCAGCGAAAGCGCATAGAGCTAGGATTTTCTTCATAGTGATACAGTTTAATGTTATTAAAGTGTCGCAAAGTTAGTGATAATTTTGCGTATTAACAGAAATTCACAACGAAAAGTAAGTTGTCCCTTGCTTTTCGATGTCCGCTCTCCCATCGTATTGATGGGGTTTTCCGCGTTAAATCGTCGGGACGATTTTGTTAAATTTCGTGATATTGCAGAGAACGAAATTTGAAGCAGCTGAGCATCAGCGGCTTGGGGATTCTTAAGGGGCGAGAACGCCCCTTAAGCGCGCCGCAGGACCCCCCGCCCGCCCTGCGGAGCGAGCGAGGGAGCCCCCGACCGCTTTAGCGGAATATGTAAACGGATGTTAAAATTATGCTTTATACCATACTTTCGCACTCCTGCACACCTGCCCGCCATCGCCCGAGGAGGGGAGGCGGGGAGGCGAGCCGCCCGATGTGCGGTGATGCGCTTGGCGTGCGTGCACGTCTGGCGCATCAAGGCGATTGCGCGGTGATTGGGCCGCTGCGTGCGTAGTGACCGCAGCGAGGAGCAGCAGGTCTCTTGGCGGCACGCCAGGAGCCCTGCAAGCCGAAGGGGCGGTCTCTACGCACACAGTGAGCGGAGCCAGCGACGCGAGCTGTGCAGCAGCCTGTCGCCGCACAATGTAAGTCCAGTGCTATCACCATACCCCGAGAATTGAGGCTGGCAAGAGCGCACAAGCGCAGGCGCAAGCGGAAGCCTTCCCTCTGTCCACTGAGCGAGCGAAATGGCAGGGGATGGCATTCGCCTAAGCCGTAGCGGTGCGAACGGACAGCCTGAATGAGCGGTAGAGAGCCATCACTTACCCTAGGGGCGCGCCAAGGCGAAGCGCGTGTTGGCGCATTGCTGGCGAGGTAGTCGAGCGAGAGCAGCGGGCGAGTGGGTAGGCGATCACCAGCGAAGACACCCCCGAGAGCAACGAGAGCCCAGGGCTTGCAAGGTAAAGATACCAGCGAGGAACGAAGCGCCGGATCTTGCCTTGTGAGCCGAGGGCGTGGGGTCTCTTCGCGGTCAGGTGAGCGCCGTGGCCTCTCAGTAGCGCAACGAGCGGACGGACGCAGCCGTTCAGTGCGCCACACCTTCAGAGTGCTTCGGGGCGTGGGGTGGGGCGTTGAGTGTCGGGAGACCGGCACGCCGTGACTGTCCTCCCTATGGGGAGGTCTAGTCACGGCGACTGTGCCGACCGTGAGCGCTTAGCGATCACGGCTCCCGATCCTCATAATAGGCTTTAGGG